TATCCAAGACCTACGTTATAACAGAAACTTACGACGGCGTCGAACTGGCCTGCGGTAAGGCTTATACCGTCTAGCAAGTGGCCCACGATCATCTCAAACTCGGCCAAATCCTCGAGGAACCAGGCATCGGCCTGCGCCTGAGTGCATGTATCGCCGGCCGCCACCCCCCGCGTGCGCCCCCATCCGATCGTCCAAATCCCTCCCTGGTCTTGGTACGCGGCGAGGGCGCACGACTCAAAGGACTGAATGAGGGCGATGCCGTCCGTGGTGGTCCTCATGCGGGCATTCTATCACTGCCGACCAGTGGAAAAGCAGTGTTTTTTGAACAATGTGTGTCTCTTCCGACACAGTGTTAGTTTTTACACAAGCGTCCGATAAGACCCACATGGACTTCAAATTCATCAAGACGAAGAAAAAGCCGAAATTCCACGCACGCCCTAACCAGCGCACAAAAGACGAGGTCGCCCTCCAATACAATAAGGCGGCTATTTCAGTCGGTCATCTAGCCTGCGAGATCCAGGAACACCTCGAACGCATTGAGGTCTGCCAGCAGGAGATTATCGAGCACACCAAGGCCATGCGCGCCGCGCGCTTTGAAGCCTCGAAACTTCCCCCCGAACCCAAGCCCGAACCAGCGGCGCCGGCCGCAGAAGGAGTTCCGAATGCGCAAGCTTAAGAGCGTCCCCGCGACCATCAAGCCCAATGGAACGGTTCTGGACCTGCTCCCCCTGACTGCGGAGGACCTGGACGCTTTCGTGAGCTCCATCACGAAGGAATATGGTCTTCCCGAGGGGGATGGCACCTACGAGGCCATTGCCACCGCGATTGTCCATATGCCGGCCAACCAGGCCTACGCCCCCCGAATGCACTTCGGGCACATCGGACTCAAGCAGATGGCCACCAGCGTGGCTTTTGCCAAGGTGAACGAGTTCAACGAGAAGCGCAGGGCTGCCCAGCTCGAGCTCCGCGCGAAGGCTGAGCAGGAGAAGAAAGCCCAAGACTTGGCGGCATCCCTTGGCCAACCCATTCAAGACGCCTAAGTTCCGGGCGTTATTCAAGAAGTGGAACAACATCCTCGAGGAGGCGGGACACGATGAAATCGAAAATTTCAACCTTGAGGAGCCCGCGCTCAGGCAATGGGAAGCCGGTCGATGGGATGGAACCGACCCGCTCAGAAATGAAGCCACCCAGCAGTATTACCAAATGGCCGAGATCCTGCTCGATACCTTCCCGTTTAAGAACAAAACCCAGCGAAAAATCTGGCAGCTCCACTGCGAAGGGTACTCGGTCCGGGAAATCTCGGCCATGATCCACCGGAAAGGTTACGGGCGAGACCGGGTCTACCTGATCATCGCTCGAGTCAGGTCCAAGTCAGGGCTTCGCAATGGATAACGCCGAAGTCATCATCCGCCCCTTTATGGAGTCGGACCGAAACTTCATCCTCGCGACTTGGCTGCGCGGGCAGCGGTATGGGAATCTCTACTTCAGTGAGATTCCACAGGATTTGTACTTCAGGGAGTATGCCGCCGTCATCGCGCGCACCATGGCGCTCCCAGGCCTAGAGATCATCGTGGCCTGCGACACAGTGGATCCGCGGTGGATATGGGGATTCGCCGCGGTGAAGGACGACACCCTTTATTGGGTCCACGTGAAAACGGATTACCGGGAGAAGGGCATTGCAAAGCTTCTCCTCGCGGGCCGCTCCATCAAGACCGCGAAAGCATTTACGCGCATTGGCCGCTCCATTGCGGCAAAGCACGGGCTGATTTTCAACCCGTTTTAAGGAGACCCCATGGAAGAGATCGAAAAGACCATCCCCGCACCCACCAAGACCATCAAGCGCAAGACGCTCAAGGACCTATTCAATGAGCCCTGCGCCTTTGTCGTGAAGCGCTGCCACGTGCATCAGGCTTCCGAACTCCCAGGCACTACCCAGAATACCCTGAGCGTTGGGCGCCCTGGCCTTGCGAGCCTCAGCATGGTCTATCACCCTGGCTATGGGCTGATCGGCCACATGGTCGGCAAGAAGGAAAAGGAAGAGTACTTCCTAGTCCCTCACGCTAACTGCTCGAGCGTCCGCGAGTAATTGTGACCTCCTCGAACCTGAAGCCTTGGCCCAAGGGGGTATCGGGAAATCCTGCCGGCCTCCAGGCCAGGCTTCCTGCCGAGGTGCGCGCCGAGCGTAGGAAGAACCAAGCCGCCTTGATTCTTTTGGTCTCCAAGCTGTTCGCTGCGAATCGTAAGGCGAAGGGTAAGACCGAGCTCGAGCGCGCAGTCCAGGGAATGATTGACCGCGCCAAGAAGGGCGACACGAACGCCTTCAAGTACTTGATTGAGCTGATCTGCGGAAAGATTCCCGAGCAAGATCCGGAGACTCTCGCTGAGCAGATGACTCCCGAGCAAAAGCTCGAACTCATGAAGCAGGCCGTTGCAGCGCTTGAGGCGCAGGTAAAACCCGATGGATCCGGATCAGCTCAATAAGTTGATCGAGGAGCAGCTTGCTGCTTCCTTGCGTCCAGTCTTCAGGCTTCAAGACTTCCTGTTTAAGGAGCAGCTCGACTTTGTCAATGACCCCGCGCGATTCGCAACTGCGGTATGCTCTGTGCGTGCCGGCAAAACAACGGCATGTGCGGCGGATCTGATTGCCACCGCGCTGGCTTTGCCCGGCACCACCGGCCTTTACATCACTCTAGCGCGCTCGAGCGCCAAACGCATCGTGTGGCCCGAACTCCACAACATCAACCGCACATTCGAACTCGGAGGAATACCCAATGAGTCCGATCTTTCTTTCAAGTTCCCTAACGGTTCTATCATTTATTGCTTTGGGGCATCGGATGCCGCCGAGATTGAAAAGATTCGGGGGCTCTCTAATGTGGCCCTGGTTTATCTTGATGAGTCTCAAGCTTTTCGTGCTCACATTCGTGAGCTTGTAGAAGAGATCGTCGTCAAACGGCTCTACGACACCAATGGGCGCTGCCGTATGATCGGGACTCCCGGACCCATTCCTACCGGATACTTTCACGACGCGTCACTGAGCCCGCAGTGGTCTCACCATGCATGGACGCTTCATAGCAATCCATGGATTGAAAAGAAGTCGGGCAAGACCGTTGCCGAACTCATCGCACAGGATTGCGCACGCAAAGGAGTAGACCTCAATGACCCTTCGATTCAGCGAGAATGCTTTGGTCGGTGGGTGCTTGATTCTAACAGCCTGCTACTCGAATATAAGGCAGATCGAAACCATTATGAGGTTCTACCCAAGGGCAAGTACACTTACATTCTTGGAATGGACTTCGGGTATGAGGACGCCGATTCGTTTTCAGTACTCGGGTGGGCCGACAACTCTCCAAATACTTACCTCATTGAGGAAATCGTAGCGGCGAAACAAACCTATGAGCAAATGTCGCAAACCTTCGAAGACCTCTGCAAAAGATTTCCCATCTGTAAAGTCGTCGCCGACCCTGGCGGCGGAGGTAAGAAACTTATTGAGTCTCTACGGCCTCGGTACCTCATCCCGATGGTCTCTGCTGACAAGCTCGGAAAAATCGCCAACTACGGACTCCTCAACAACGCCCTTAGGACCTCTCGATTCTTTGCGAAGAAGACTTCTCGTTTTGCTCAGGATTGCAACCTACTCGAAAGAGATCGCGATCGTTCGACTCCGGATCGAACGGTTGTTAAAGGACACAGCGACGCCGTTGATTCATGTCTCTACGCCTTCAAAGAAAGCCCCGCGTTCGCGTTCACGCCGCCGCCCGCGCCCCTGAAGCCCGGTACCCAGGAGTGGGCTCAGGACCAGGAGGACAAGATGCGCGCCGCGCTCTTCAAAGAGATCAAAGCGGAGCAGGATGCCAAGAAGGAAGCCGAAGGGGAAGAATATGGCGGTTATTGGAAATACGAGGACTGAGGCGTACAACAAGATCAACTCCATATTGGAGCGCCTCACCTACAAGCCAAACGTACGGATCAAATGCCTTCACTCATCAACTCGAGATAGTATTGAAATTCTTTTAAGCGGCTCTGTCCCCGACGCAGATCAACCGGCGGCAACAGTTCCATGGGATCAACCGACAATTACGGTCGTCTCTATTTACACTCTCGCGCCTCAATTCATTCTGTCTCAGAGCGAAGACGCCCTCATTCACCTGCTATGGCACCATGTCCGTAAATGGGAAGATCATGAAGCGATGGAATTTTTCAAAATAGACGGAAAACACTTCAAAGACCCCCATCCGGAGCTGAAAAGGCCCTAATTCGATCACGAAGCCCGGACAACCCGGCATGAGTGATGGAACTGCCCTGGCTTAAGAACAAAAAGAATCAAGGCGGGGGTGGACCCACCGTCACGAAGGTCCGCGCCCCGGACGATGGAGGCAGCATGGATCTTATGGATTCGGTCGTCGATGAATTCTGGCAAGCCATCGAAACCAAGGACAAAGCGCTCTTTAAAGAGGCGCTGAAAGCATTAGTGCTCAACATTCAAGACCAGGATCAATCCCAAGACGAAAGCGGTGAACTCTCATGATGTCGGCATCAGCTCTCTCAGCCCAGATCAGGGCTAAAAAGAAGAAGATGGAGATGGATGAGTCAGGCGCCGTGAAGCTCTCGGGCATTCCCGAAGACGCGACCGATGCCGAGGTGATCAAGGGTCATGAAGAGGGCGAGAAGCTCAGCATGAACAACCGCGATGCGCCCGCTGAGATGCCGGCCCAAGGCATGGTCAAGGAAATGTGGGATGACCCGAAACAGGTTAATCAACCCGCAGATGGCATGCGCGAAGACCGAAAAGCCAAAGTCCGCAAGATGCTCGCCAAGATGGGCAAATGACTGATTTGAAAGACGCCAAACGCCTCATCGCGTACGCGCGAAAGGTCGGCGCCAAGTCACTCCGCTGGGGTGACCTTGAAATTGAGTTCCATGCCCCCGGCGTGATTCCCCCGCGCCAGCGTGGATCAGTCGATGCGTCGGCGAAGGGCTCTGAACCCACACCCCTCACCGCACCAGAAGCCCCGCCGACGCTCGACCAGATCAATGAATATATCTACGGCAAGAGCCACAACTCTGATGAGCCACTTGAGCCGCACTGATGCCAACAGTTACCCCCAAGAATAAGAAGCCTGGCCGCGATACCACCGAGCGCAAAACAATTATTGCGCACACGACGGACAAGACCAAAGCGCAGGTCCAGACCTATCAGTGGTGGACCGCGCAGAATGACAAGGACCTTTGTCATCAGGTCATTTCCACTGGTAATTATCTCCAAAAGACTCAGCAGTACCGCGTCAAGGGTGCCTCGATCTTCAGCCGTATCTACTCAGGCAAGGGCCTGATGAATTACGCACTTAACTCCAAGATATTGGACACTTCGAACCAACTCCCCGTACGCAGGCCGACGATGGACACGCTCGTTTCTCGCCTGACCCAGAATCAACCTAGGCCCGTGTTCTTGACCAATGGCGGCGATTACCGCGAGCGCAATCTTGCGGATCATCTGAATGATTTCGTTGCAGGCGAACTCTTCCGGACGAAGGGGTATGACAAAGGCAAGTTCACGCTTCGCGATTCCTGCGTATTCGGCGACGGGTTTATTAAGGTGTTTGAGCAGGACAAGAAAGTCGCGCTCGAGCGCAGGCTGACGACTGAACTTTACACGGACAAAGATGACTCCTGGTATGGCGAGCCCAGGCAGATGATTGAACTGAAGCTGTCGGACCGAAATGTGGTCGCGGGCATGTTTCCTAAAGCCAGGCTCAACATCTCGAAAGCCACCAAAGCCTACGTGGATGGATCGGGAGAGAGTTCGGAAACGATTGCTGACCAGATCATTCTGATTGAGGCTTGGCATCGCGCTTCTTTCGTTGGTGCATCCGACGGCCGCCACGTGATCGTCTGCTCTGAGGGCGTAGTGCTCGATGAGAAGTGGGACAAAGACTGCTTCCCCTTCGTCAAGATGGCCTACAACCCGCATTCGGTGGGTTACTTCAGTCAGGGTCTCGTAGAATGCCTCATGGGCACGCAGCTGGGCATTGATACGCTTCTGCGTACCATCTCCGAAGCCATGCATCATATCGGCGTCCCGCGCGTCTTCATCGACGAGATGTCCAAGATCTTGGAGACCTCGCTCAACAACAATGTGGGCTCGATCATCAAGTATCGAGGCTCTCCGCCCACGTTCCACCTCTCCAATTCGAATGCACCCGATATTTACGAGCATCTGATGAGGCTCATCAGTTTCGCTTACCAGATCTCGGGCATTTCACAGCTCTCTGCGGGCGGCGTGAAACCCCCGGGCCTCAATTCCGGCGAAGCCCAGCGCGTCTATATGCAGAATCAAGATGACCGATTTGCATCGCTTGCGAAACAGTACGACAATTTTTACGTTGACCTGGCTTATCAGATTATTGATGTGGCTAAGGATATCGCTGAGAGAGATGGATCCTACACCACGGTCTATCCAAACAAGGATGGAACTCGAGAGGTCGACTTACCGCGCGCGGGCATCCTTAAAGACACCTACATAATCCAGTGCTACGACGAATCGGCGCTTCCGCGTGATCCAGCCGGACGCTACGCGCGCCTCTCCGAAATGTTAGCCAGTAACGAGATCTCGCTTGAGGAATTCCGCAGCCTCTCTGCCTTCCCTGATCTCAAACAGAGCGACAACCTGGCCAACGCACTCCGTAATCGAATCCTAAGCACACTCGACAATATCGTGAAGGATGGAACCGACCCAGTCGTTGACGCTTTCATGCTCGACCCCACTAATCTCGCGATGACCTTGGGCGTTGCCTACATCAACACGTACTCGATCAACAAACTCGAGGAAAAGAAGATGGGCCAGCTCAGGGATTTCATCACCCAGATCCAGGGGCTCCAGCAAATGGCGCTGCCCCCTCCGCCCGAAGTGCCGCCCGGCCCTGATCAGAACCCCAACGCCGCTCCTCCTCCGGCGCCTCCCCCTGTCCCACAAAGCGCCGTCTCCCAGGCGGCATAACCCAAGGTCCAAGAGAGGATTATCATGCCCACAATCACGCCCCAAGGTCGCCCAGCTATTGGCGGATCCGAGGAAGCTCCATCGAATCGCCGAGTGCAAATGAACGTCTCCACAGGAATGAATGCGCCGTCGATCCGAGACGCAAAACCACCCGTCGCCGCCGCTCCCTCGCAAGCAAAGCCCGGACAACCCGGCATTGTTGAAGAAACGCCCGCGCAAGCAGTGACACTTTCTCCCCAGCTGACCGCAATCGCCCGAAAGCAGCAGGCTCTCCAACGCGAGATCCAGGCTCAAAGGGAAAAAGAGGCAGCATGGGAGTCAAAGAAAGCGGATTACCTTCCAAGGTCCGATCTCCAGGCCAAATTCGAGACTGATGCTCTCGGTGCCCTGAAGGACTTGGGGATGACCTATGAACAGTTCAACGAGAAGCTGCTCGCGCAGCTGAACGGTGCGGATCCAGTCCGCGAACTCCGTTCTGAAGTTGAGCAGCTCAAGAAATCCCAGGAAGACAGCACCAATAAGCAATACGAGGCGACGCTCAAGCAATACCGCGCAGAAGCGGACGCTCTTGTAGCCAAAGACGCGAAGGCTTTCCACTTGATCACCAAGGGAAAGCATCAAGACGCAATCGTCCAGCACATCGTTGAGACCTGGCAGGAAAACCCTGATCAGATTTTGACCGTGGAGCAGGCCGCGAAAGAAGTTGAAGAGGTCCTGCGTGAAAACGCCAGGGCCGCAGCAGATGCGCTGAAAGAACTCGACCCGCCTGCGGAAGAAACCGCAGCTCCCGCCGCAAGGAAGACACTTCCGCCGCCTCAAGCGGCCCCTCAACGAACCCTCACACAGCGCGCAGAGGTTGCTCCAGCCGAGCGGACTCGAGGCGCGTTTCAACATCTGAGCATGAACGAGCGAATTGCGCAGGCAATCGCCCGCTCCCAGCGATAGGCGAATAGTCGTCCTTTCGTCGGGGCCATGCCTCAAAACGAAAGGACGACTCCATGTCGTTTACTACTCCGCAATATTCCAACAGTACTGACAATGCTCAAGTACTGAAGGAGCTCTACACCGACGATTCCTGGGTGATGAAAGACCTGGTCTACGTGGGCCAGCCCGCACTCGCACTTTTACCCAAGGACGAGTCTGCCGATGGGATGGGTGGCAAGAGCTTCCCAGTTCCCGTGCTCTACGCTCCTCCACAGGGCCGTTCGGCAACCTTCGCGACTGCGCAGGCCAACCAGACTGCACCAAGCTTGGGCGAGTTCTTCGTCACGACCATCTCCAACTATCAGCTGGTGACGATCGATAACCGCTTCATGGAAGCTACCCGGACCAACACGGCAGCCTTCATGGACGGCGCAACGATGAACGTTAACTCGGGCATCGCCAACATCACGATGGACTTGGGTCACGACTTGTTCAACGACGGTTCCGGCTCGCGCGGTACCTTCGGACTGGGCTCCGGCTCAATCTCCGGTTCTGGTCTAATCACTCTCGATAGCGTGTCTCAGTCGGTCCAGTTCTGGCCCGGCATGACTCTCGTCAGCTACTCGGTAAGCGGTACGACCGCAACCGTCGTGACGGGTGGCGCTCTCGGTTACGTGACTGCGGTTGACACCTCTCTCGGTACGGTTCAGCTCTCCACTTCTCAGGGTGGCGCTGCGGCTTTGCCTACGAATTGGGCGACCTCGTTCCCGTATCTCGCCGTCCAAGGTGACGTGAACTTCGCAAGCGGCGGCTTGGGCTCTTCGCTCATGCTCAAGCTTGCGGGTTTCGGCGCTTGGATTCCTGCTGTTGCTCCCGCATCAAACGATTCATTTTTTGGTCAAAACAGGTCGGTGGCCCCGACTTCTTTGGCCGGAAATCGTTTCAATTTTGCGGATGAAACAATTGAGGAAGCACTCATCGACGCCGCCGCTCAGGTTGCGCAGGTTCGTACCGCTGCCGGTTACCCTGATTACTGCTTCATGAACTTCATCTCGTACGCTGCGTTGATCAAGACGCTTGGCTCCCGCGTGCAGTATGTGGACGTGAAACACGACGAGATTGATATCTCGTTCGAAGGTATCCAGGTCATCACGGCTTACGGCAAGATCACCGTGCTGCCGGATCGTAACTGCCCTGCGCAGACCGCGTTCCTCATCACGATGAAGACTTGGAAGCTCCGTACCCTCGGGCGCGCTCCCAAGATCCTGGTCTATGGTTCGTACGATACGAATCAGGGCTTGCGTGTTGGAACCGCCGACGCCGTCGAAATCCGCATCGGTTACTACGGTAACCTTACGTGCAATGGTCCTATCGCCAACGCACAGATTGCCCTGTCTCAGTAATCCCTTTGGGCCTCGAGCGTAAAGAACTCGGGGCCCATTCCCTATTCGCGGGGTAGCTCAGTGGCAGAGCAATGATCAGCCTTAGCGGGCTCTCATAGGTCGGAGGTTCGAATCCTTCCCCCGCGTCCTTCGGACAACCCGGCATAGACGTAAGGACTCATCCTTTCAAGCCCGTGGAGTATGGCGCTAACTCCCTCGGGACCCCGGAAACGGGCCACGCCGCGCTGAAGGATGCTCTATGTCGATTCTCTATACCAATCGGGGCCATTTTTACTGCCCTCACACTCGCCCCGTGCTGATTGACTGCAATTTCATCGTGGATTCCACCAATGGCAACGGCCTGGGCATTCGGAATCTCAAAGGCCAAGGCGTAAAAAACATTTTCATGCACACGAGTGCGACTCCCGGGACTGGCGGAGGCGGAGTTCTGAACCCCAATCCTGCGTCCGGGCTCATCGTGGTCCAGTTCTCCGACAATTATAACCGCTACTACGGCGGGTTTGCGGGCTTCATCGGCCCGCAGTCCACCTCTTCGACTTCCACGGTTGCCAACGTGATCAACGTGATTGCGGTACTCGGCACCGCCACGCTTGCCCAGTGGCTCGCGGTCGGATTGCCTCCCGGCATTATCCCTGCGGTCGGCGTCGCGTTCATCGCAACCAGTTCCTCTGTTATCGGAGGCTCAGCCCAGACGATTCTGAATACCGCGACCGGCGCTGGCATTGGTCATATCGAAGGCGCAGGTGATCCAAATCTAGCTCTCGGTCCGGTGCCAGTCGGTGGAAGCCCGAATCGCGGCGGAACGCTTAACTTCTCCTGCTACTCGACCAACACCCTGACTGCGCCGGCCAACGGAACCGCAATTGGAATGGCTTTCTATCTCGGCCAATCCTCGGTCTCGGTTAAGGGCGAGTAACCCATGGCTGTCGCGGCCATCCCAACTAATATCGTCCTGCAAACCGGCAACGGGCAAAATCACGTCTCGTGGGGGCTCGTTGCCGGTGCAACAGGGTATTCGGTTCAGCGGTCAATCGATGGATCGACTTGGACGACAGTGGGAGCGCCTACGCCTGCGCAGTTTTTAGATACGACGGTGTTGATCGGCGTTTCGTATTTTTATCAGGTGGCATCTGTCAATAGCTCAGGAACCTCGAGCTATTCACCGAGTTACCCGGTATCGATTGTCCCGTGCTTGCCGGGTCAAATCAATCTGGGATATCTCCGCTACCAGGCGCAGCTCCGCGCGGATAAACTCAACTCGGAATTTCTGACCACCGACGAATGGAACATCAACATTAACAAGAGCATGTTCGCGCTCTTCGATATTCTCACGACCAAGTATGGAGAGGATTTTTTCGTTGCGAGTCCTTATACGTTTTCAACGACCGGAGCGAAGAATTACGCGCTCCCTGATGGATCTACGGCGTTTGCAGTGAATGGCGTCACTCCACCCGCAGTTTACAAGATGCTGGGCGTGGATTGCGGCGTAGCAGTGGGAAATAACGCTTGGGTGACCTTGCCGCGTTACAACTGGATTGACCGAAACAGATTCATTTACCCTCAGCTTCAGGCAAACGCGCTTGGAGTGTTTAATCTCTCCTATCGTCAGATGGGAAATCAGATCTACTTCATCCCGAACCCCACTGCGGGCCAGTACATTCAGATCTGGTACGTCCCGATCATGACGATGCTACTACAGGACACCGACATGCTCGGTTTCTCCATTTCCGGATGGGACGAATTTGTCATTACACGCGCGGCGCGCATGGCGCTCATCAAAGAAGAGAGCTTTGACCAGGCTGCAGCTCTCAAGATCGATCTCGACGAACTTCTGATGCGCATTGAGACCACGGCAGCTAATCGCGATGTCGGTCAGCCGAATACGATCAGCGATACGAGAACCAATACTGGATTCTACGATGGTGGAGGATTCGGCGGCAACGGTTCGGGAATGGCGGGATGGTGAGTGCAACTCCCCCAAGGCTTAACACTATCTCTGATGCAGACGAAATGGGCAGCCATACTGAACGCGCTCATTGGGAATCCATCGCTCCAAAGCTCGATTCTCAGCGGGATATCGCTCGTGAGTGGATCAAACGTAATCAATCATGGCTTGGGCCGCAAACTGGTCGGTTGGCGCGTTGTCCGTCTTCGCTCTTCTGCCACGTTATTCGACACACAGGATACGAATCCGAGGCCACAACTGACGCTCCTTCTGACGGCAAGCGCCCCAGTCGTCTGCGACTTAGAGGTATTCTAATGAAACTCGCTGCACTTTTTCTTTTGCTCAGCACTGCGGCCTACGCAGCCAATTACACTACTTCTCCCAATATGGGGCTTCAGATTCCAATTCCTGGGGTCGAGACAGGACCCGCTTGGGCCCAGGATCTCAATAACTCGCTAGGATTGATTGACGGGCATGATCATACGCCAGGCAGCGGCGTACCAATCCCTTCCGCTGGGCTGAATATCAACACGAACCTTTCCTTTCAGGGCAATTTTATCACTTCGCTTGGAGCGGAAGTTTTTGACGTGCAGACAGGAGATCCAACATCTGGGTATTCCACCTACACGAAAGGCGTTGATCTTTATTACAAGGACGGCGCCGGTAACGTTGTTCAGTTGACGTCTGGAGGCGGTGTCAATGGTTCGCCCGGTTCAATTTCCAATTTGACATCTCCTGCATCGGCAAGCTTCGTGAGCGCATCTGGAACATTTGTTTGGCAACAAGGAACAAACACCGCTGCAAACATGGATACTGCCACTTTAATAATTCGATATCCAGGATCCTACCCATCTCCAAGTGGTAATTATATTGCCATTCAGGCACCCACTTCACTTTCCACCGCATATGCATTCACCCTCCCCGGTGTGTTGCCGTCCGCAAATGGATCTCTCCTGACTTCAAGTACCGGAGGAGTAATCACCTATACTAGTGCCGATCAAGTCGGGTCAGCGATGACCTCTGTAGGCGCAAATGCAGTAGCAAACTCTAGAACTAGATCCACGGGTTCGACCGTTTCAGCGGGCGGAGTGGCTGTGAGCGGAAGCTCTGGTGGCTTCAGTACGGCTTCTTTTACGCCAGTTGCCGTGACAAATCTTTCAGTCACCATAACTACAACGGGCAGGCCAGTATCCATTATTCTCATGCCAGATGGAACACCCACTGGGTCATACCTGGGTATTTCAGCAAATGTTTCATCCTCTGAGGTTGATGCAGAGGCTTATTTTTTTATAAGAAATGGATCTTCCATCATTGCCCAAACATATATGGCTTGGATCAATACGAATTGGTTCACTAGTTCCGGAGCCGGTGTGTCTGACGAAATTCCACCAGGGGCACTATCCCAAGTAGATTTTCCATCGGCAGGCACCTATACCTATTCGGTTTATGCTTCTTTCATTGGGACCGCCGC